TGTTATTGGCTATTGCTGTATGCTTTGCTGATAACTTATGGAATATGTAAGGGAAGTAATGGTAACAATATTAATTAAATTTAAAATAAACAAAATGAAACAATTATTTGAAACCAATTATGTCGTTTATGACAAACTTGAAGATGAGATTTTACTTTTAAATAATGGAGATGTTGCCATATATGGCAACAAAGAAGAGGCAGATGCTGATTGCTTACCAAATAGTAATGAAGAAGCAATAAAATGCACAGACCTCCCTTTGCATTGGCACAAAGAAATAATAAAGCAAATAAACAAAGATTAATCACATCTAAATTAAAAACAATGAAAAAAATTATTGAGATATTAAAAAACGAAGATTTTGATAGGTATATATTTTTGCATATTGACAAAAGCAAATCTAAAGATTATGCTGATGGTATATATGGCATCAGTTTCCATCAGGGATTGGATGTTGTCTTATGGGAATATTCAGAAAGTAATCCTCACTTAACTGAAATTTGGAGGAGGTTAACATTAAACTATCCTAATGTTGACTCCTATAATTTAATTAACGAGGCAATTGAATTGTTTTGCGATGCCTTTATTCATCAAGATATAAGGTTCTACAACACAATTAAGAAAGTCGATAACAACAAAATATAAACCATCTAAACTAAACACAATGAGTAAAACAACTATCAAATTAACTATTGCAATTGAGTCTTCAAAAGTAGGTTATCTCACTAGAGGTGAAATGTATATTACGGATATGCTTTTCTCAGAATCTAGCCACAAATTAATGGATGCAGAAGAACTGATTAAAGAGGTTAAAAATGCCATCAAATTACTAAAAGGATGGAATATGCTTACGATAAGATTAACTGATGATTTAGAGTACACTACGTACCCTAAAGAAGTACATTCAGTAAGGTTTACAAATAGCTATGGTGAAATTAAATTCGCACAATCAGATAATGATAAGTACTATAGTAAATGGACTGAAGGTAAGGTTAGTCACGTGTATGAAAATGTAAGGGAACTAACGAAATGGGCTAATAACCTGCAACTAAACAAGGTTGCAAATAGAATCAGCGAATCAGTATAAGTATAACAATCAATAATCATTTTTAAATCAACTAAACTAAACAATTATGAACAACAACATTTTTTCTGCTGACAACATTTTGAACTCAGCATTCGAAGGTATCCAAGTTAATAACTCAGAAAATAGTGATGCAGTAGCCACATTGCTAGATAAGTACGGGTTAAGATGGTCGGTAAGTAAACAACCATTACTACTTCCTAGTGGAAGTGATACGGGATTCTTTGGTATTGTCAGGGAAGATACACAAACCACTTTTGCAACGTGTAAAGATGGCTACGTTCCTTATCAGAACTCAGAACTAGCCGAACTGCTACATCGTATTAGTGAGAAAACTGGCTATGAGATTCATTCAGGTGGTATGTTCAATGGTGGTGGTAAGGTATACCTACAACTATCAACGGGTAATGAGATTAATGGTATCGGTAAGAATAGAACAAAGGTAAAAGGGTACGTAACGGGAATTAATGGTCACGATGGTACTACATCGTTGAAATGGGGTGAGGTTAATTTTACCATCTGCTGTCGAAATACCTTTGCTAGTGCTAGTAGAGTGCTCAAACAATCGGCTAGACATACTGCATCAATTCACGACAAGGTAGAGGTATCTATCAGGGAAATTACGGGTATTGCTACTGCTGAGAAAAGCATATTTGATACGTTCATTAAGTTGTCAGAGATTCCCGTAACACAAGATAACATTGCTAAGATTGTACGTGGGGTTACAAATGTAGATATCTCATTGCCACCTTCAAGAGCTAAAAATGAGGCATCTCAATATAGCATCAATCGTTCAGCAGAGTTATTGCAATCAATCTCTAGCGAGATGAGCAGTAAGGGTGAAACATTATGGGGTTTGTTCAGTGGTGTGACGCATTACACATCACACGTATTACCCGTACCTAAGAGAGATAATGCTAGATTAGAAAGTAAGTACGTTGGAACGGGTGCTAGTGTAGATAACGATGCATTTGCAATGATATTAGATTTCGCTAGAGTTAATTAGAGGCGATTCTAGACGTTATATTGTACGGGAAGTAGTATTGCACTACTTCCCTTCTTTTAAACCAAATTTACCACCTTAAAATCAATCACAATGACTAACAACTTAGACATCTACCAAATCAACACAACTGCTTGGGACGAAGAAGATTTTTTACTTCTAACCTCACTAACTCCCGAACAAATAACAAAAGTAATTCAACCTATTGTTAATGATGAAAGGGAAAATGACATAGCATACGACAACGATGCATTAGTTTATGCATTAGAAAAAGCATACCCACACGACACAATAATTCACTACATCCCTAACAACATTGACCTAATCTCTATTTAATAACAACTAAAACTATACACCATGCCGAATTACATAATCAAATACAAAACGAAAGTTGATGGCATTGATGACGTGGTACTTTACCATGAATCAATAATAATAAATACCATCAAAGATACCATCAGCACCTATGTAGAATCGCTAACCACTGACATAAAATTAGCTAGAGGTTTTTTTGAGAAGGAAGAAGCAATGAAGGTAGCTGGTTTGTTTGAAAATAATTTATACGCACACACTATTATTAAAAAAATATAAACTAAACGACAATGGAAACAAAAACAATTACCGAAATGATTAAGAGCACTAAAGGTAAATTCTTTAGTGTAACCTTCGTTAAGAAGGATGGCAGTGTAAGGAAGATGACTGCTAGATTAGGTGTACGTAAGGGAGTTAATGGCAAAGGTTTGGCATTCAACCCCAGCGAAAGAGATTTAATGGTAGTATGGGATACGGGGAAGAAAGAGTTTAGGATGGTCAATCTGAAGACAATTAACACAATGAAAATTGCAGGGGTCACACATAATTTATCACAATCTAAATAACCACACTATGACTAAAGGAACAAGATTCTACCTTATACAAGGCGATGAGAAATATCTACGTAAAATTACGTGGGTAGGGGAACACCTATTTGAATGGCATTACGGATTCTCTAGGGTTAGCCAATTAAAGCCAAACCTTGACAAGAAATCTAAAGTAAAGTACGTATTGATTAATAATTAATAACCATTAAAACAAACTAAACAATGAAAAAAATAACATTAATTGTAGGCTTATTTTTAGCCTCGTCATTAGCCTTTAGCCAGTCAAAGGTAGTAAGAGATGCCGATGGTAATTTTGTGACAAAAACAACCCCTAGGAAAGCGTCTGAGGACAAACCTACGGGCAAAACGTACACGAATGCCAAAGGCGAACAATTCCCCGTGTATGAAAGTGCAAACGGGAAACTCTATGTGCTCAGAACATCTAAAGAGACTGGCAACGTATACAAACAATATTTAAAAACCGAAAATTAATTACAATGAGTAACATAACGTCAAACATTACTAGTGCTTTTTTGAAAGGAGAAGCAAAAAGAATCAGCAACTCGTATACCGATGGCAAATCACTATTTCTATTCGATAACAAAATAGCAGAGCACAAGGATGACGGGTTATACATCACCAATTGTGGATGGGAATCCGTGACAACAAAAGAAAGGCTAAACGGGTTACCAAATGTCAGAATTAACCAATTAAAAAAGAAATGGTATCTGAACGGGGAAGTTTGGGATGGCGAATGGATTAAGGTCAACAATAATCCTCCTCCAGCAGTGGATGAGGATAAAGTAGGTAGCAAGTTTATCACATCCAAGAAATGGGTACAATCTGACGGGTGGAGAGGGTACGAAGAACCTATCTACGCAGTATGTGGGGTTAATGATACGGGGATGTGGGACGACTCACCTTGTAAAAGCGATGTAGGTGCTAGGGAATTAGCAGAAATGGTAGCTGTGCTAAAAAAGAACAAAATCCCCAGCAAGAAAATTACTTGCCAATCTAGTAATGTATTTTGTATCAGACGTTATTTAATAGTCCCACCTAAGTATATAGATACTGCTAGGGAATTAATAAAAGAACACTATAACAATGGTGCTGACACAACACTACTTTATTTATCAAACTAAAACTAAAAAAATGAAAACATTACCTATCAACAAGCCACCATATAACGAGTGGTGCAAAGAATTCAAAGTTAGCAGTCGAGTACAGAAGCGTGAGGGAATTGAAAGGGCAAATCTTATGATGTCCCAATGGAATCAAAACCAATTCAAAAACAATTTAAAACAATCTACAATGAACGAGAAAATAAGCCACAGCCTAACCTTATTTATTATTGGTGCACTAGCAATCATCATTTCCCTAGCATCATGCAAAACTGGGTACGGATGCCATGGCAATCAGTCATGGGAAAAAATGACAAAGAGAAATAACAAATTTAACTAATTGCGATTTAAATACTATATTTGCATTATGGAAAATACATTAACAACAATTATGACAACCGAGCAGTATGCCAAGGAGATTTATTGCAAATATTCTAAAACAAACACTGCATCACAACAAAGAATACGCAAAATGATAAAGGATGGTAAGCCATTACCCCAAGTAATTAAAATTGAAAAAGTAGGGGGTAATAGTTACTATAATTTACTGCACGTACAAATTTAATTTTAAACAACTAAACTAAGCAAGATGAAACAAAAACTAACGGAGGTTCTTTTCGACCATTGCTCAATAGAACTAATGGTCACGTACTACTACGAAAAACTATCTTCTCAAATAGAAGAGGGGCATGGTTACCATGATGTTGGGGGAGGTCACCACGTAGAAATAAGTCACGTAGAACTTATCATTGACAACCAGTCAATAGAACTACTTCCCCTACTAAGCCAAAGACAACTCCATTCAATAATTGACCAACTAAGCATATATGAATAAGCCATTTAAGAAAAGAATCCCATTGTTCAGGTGCAAACCTGATGGAGATATGTATACAAACAAAGACGGAGTGTTAGTAAAAAAAACAATCATAAACCATAAAACAAATCAACATGAAACTAAAGCAAATTTACAAGGTAACGAGATTTCCAAAGTCATCTCAACTAGCAGATGAAGTAGCACTACTATGTGTAAAAAGTAATGGGTATGAAGGGGAAGCAGTCCCATTGGATTCTATAGAAGGGTACGTCTATTGCAATAGCCTTATTTATCCTTTTATAAACAGGGGGATAGTAATGTCTAGGATAGACAAGCATCATTTAATTATAGACCAAGAGGGCGAATGCTTACTTGAAATAGAACTACTGGAAGAGATAAAATATCCTACGCTAGAAGTGTACGAGCAATCTGCTAATTAAAAAAACATATACCATGATAGTTAACAAAATGAAGTCAATCAAGAATGATGTTCGGGAATTACTAATAAAGTATCCCCAATACAAAGACAGCGATTCTAAATTAGTATCTGCTTTCTATTACCTCAAGTATGGAGGCAAAAAGGTTTTCGAAAGCAAAACTGCTATGCAATTCCTTACTGATTTGGCACATAGAAAGTTCCCGTTCCCCGACACAATAACAAGGGTAAGGAGAAAACTACAACAAACAGAGCCAGAGTTAAGAGGCAACAATTATAAAATAAGACATCAGCACGATGCTGAGGTAAAAAAAACTATTCACAAATTATAAATTAAAAAACATGAAAAAAACAACAATTTTATTAGCGTTAATTATAACCTCGTTTGCATCTTATTGCCAAGAGTTTATAGGCATAAAAGTAGAAGGGAGCAGAGAATCGGTAGTTGCAAAATACAAGGCAAAAGGATTCAAGGTGTCAATACCTCCTAGCGACAATGTCACAACAATGGATGGCATAGTTGATAACAACAAGGTCGAAGTGCTAATCGTATCAACTCCCATAACACATAAAGTCTGGCAGGTTCAAGTTTACTTGCCTAAAGATTTGTCTTGGAGTGATATAAAACATAGGTACGAATCTTATTTGAATCTACTCACAGAAAAATATGGTGCGCCTTATTCATCATTTGATTTTTTTAAAAAGCCATATTACGAGGGCGATGGCTATGAGATGTCTGCAATTGTTAATAACAAAGTAGTTTATGCTGCTTTTTGGAAAAGCATTTCATTAAGCATATCTGAATGGAAACAGGTATGTATAAAATATGAAAATAGTATTAATGCAGATTTAAACGAAGAAGAAAAAAAGGTCGTTGATAAAACAATTTATTAATTCATAAATTCCCAAACATATGCCGACAACAACACAGGTAATATTCGAAAACTGGAAGAACTTATCAAGATTAGAGTTTGATGAGTATATGCTTAACCAAGAGAAAACATTATTGCGAGAAGAAAAAGAAATGATTAAGGATGCGTGGATAGATGGCTGGGAATCATATGACCTTGATGAAAGGCTAGAAATAAAAATGTCGAAGTTCTCTGCCGAAAGGTATTACTTAATCACATTCGAAAGTGAAACTTTGCAATAAGTGTCGTTATTGCACACTTTGTGCAAAAAATATCTTTACGTCAGGGAAGTCCTACATATTCCCTGACGTTTACGAAAACGTAAACAATATAAAAAAATAAACAAAAACAATAAATTATGACCCCAGCACAATACAACGAATATCAGCGTCAAGCAGATATAATTGAACAAGCAAAAAAATGGAAAGAAGAACAAGAAAACAAACAAATGACATCAATAGAATGGTTGTATAACAACTTGAAATCACACTTTGAACATGATGGAGATTTATTGGAAGTTGTTAAAATGAGTTTTGACCAAGGCAAAGAAATGCATAAGCAAGAGATAATGAGAGCATTTATTGATGGAGAAGAAAATGTATGGGATAGAAAGAATGAAGGACATGAATTTCAATACGATAACCATGAACATTATTATACTGAAAAATTTAATTCTGATAGTAAGGGAAGTGATACCGCACATGATACATCTTCCCCAACACAACATAACTCGCCAAAAGTAGAAAGTAAAACAAGTTCTGGCGAAGTATCCGATGATGAGATAGAAAAACAAGCAGATGTTATTGATTCAGGAATGCACAGAATGTTTTTCATAGCTGGTGCAAGATGGTATAGAGAACAATTAAAACAAGAATTATGACAAGATACATAGACCCCCCATCAGGATGGATGTTTGGATTTCCCAAACCTATACCAAAAGATACAAAGGATGTAAGGGAATGGCTGATACAAAATGGCTACCCTGAAAAACTAATAGATGAACTAGGTGACCATTTCTATTGCAGGCACTGGGAACGACCTGATGACGAAGAAACTAAAACCGAAGACAATGAGTAATGATAAAGCTATTATAAAATTTAATGGGGGCAATATAGCACTACTTTGTAGCAAATGCAGAACTATTATAAAAACTGGCAAGGATTTTACAGAAAAAGAACTTAAATTTGTTTTTGAGAAAGGTAAATTACCCCCTCAATATTGCGAAAAATGTAAAAACCCCTATGAAGAAAATAATAATAATAATGTTGTTATTTTTAACGAGTTGCAAAAAAGAAAAAATTTGTAACTGTGGTGTAATTACATGGGATTATGGTAATACAACTGCCATTTATCCATATCAAACTATTGTAGTCAAAAACGATTGTAGTGGTAATGAAAGACATTTTGATATAATACCAACATCAGTATACGAAATAATTAATGTTGGAGAAAAGTATTGCGTAATTAATATTTATAATTGGTAATAAAAAATATTATGAACAAAATAATCATTGCGACCTTTTTGTTGATGTCAACTAAATGTTATTCTCAAGAGTTGGAAGGTAATTTTATTAAGGCAAATGGAAGTGGGGGAACTGCTCCGTATACTTATTCCATAGATGGTAATCCATACCAAGTAAACGATACGTTTTTTAACGTAATTGCAGGTCGGCATACAATCTATGCAAAAGACTCAAAAGACTGCGTTAAAACGTCTGTATGTACGCTGTACGACAATGTTACTATGAAGTTGTTTGCATGGAATGGCACAAGGTATGTACCTATTGAACAATATGTTCCATCACCTAATCTATTCTTATCTATAAAACTAGAAGCAAGTGGGGGAAAACCTCCTTACAAATTCAGCAGAAATTCTACATCAAGTTATATTCTAAATAAGGTTTTTTGGAATGGTTTGGGAAGAAATACCAACTACACCTTCAGGGTTAAGGATGCACTAGGATACATCTACTCTGTAAATGTTACCTTGTAATTACATAGGAGTGATATACAACTGGTATTCTCTTTTTCTTCTATTAGTCAACCCTTTGCTGGGGACTTTGATACCATTTTTTGTTTCTTTGTTCCAAGCTAACCAAGCCCCCTCTATTAATGGGTCTTTAGGATTCTTTTTCATTAATTTCAATACTGTAGAATCGGTAAATCCTGTCGTTCCTATATTATAGGTCAGGGAACAAATAGCATCGAATTGATTCTGGTTTATATCTATACCTTTTATTAATTTATTTATAGCAATAACCATTTTTTTTACATAATCATTCAAATAAAAATAAGCCTGTTCCTCAGTACACTTATCACCCATCTTAACTTTTACCCCATTAGGGTATTTAATTGTTCCAATACCAATTGTAGGAATTCCTTTAGAATCTCTATACGCATCCAATTCTAATCCTTCTGAAGCTATTATTGATTTTACAAAGTTATTACTTGTTTGCATGGCTATTTCTTTATTTGAATCACGTTAAGCAAAAGGCTACAAAACAATGCGATAACTAACCAAAGTATCCAGTTAGATTTCTTTTCCTTTTGCTCTGAACATTTTTTTAATTCTAGTTGTGTTTGGGAATTGGCTAATGATAATGACCTAATCTTAGCTGAGTCCTGCACGTACTTAGTAATGGTGATAGTTTTAGATGGAATAGATATATATTTCTTTACAGGTCTTGTTATTATCTTGGTTGCGATTTGGTTAATAGTATCGTATAACGTATCGCTAGGGGGACATATCACTTCTATGTCCTTGTATAAGGTGTCTATTTTTATTAAGCTATCTGTTCTTGGATTGCATGGGAAGTGTTCCCCCACATAATCAGAAACAACTTTAGGATAACGCATTTCTGCCTTATAGATATCTCTTAATGCATCCATAGGCTTATAGCATCCTGTGAGCAACAATGCTAACAAACTATATATCTTCAGTACTTTCTTCAATTCCATATTCTTCTATTTTATCTTGATAAATCTCGCTTATTCCCATATCCAGTAAAACCAATCCTTTTCTCCGTATCCTTTTTATTCTTACCCTGTCCTGATTAGATGACATCGCCATGTCTATATCTTCAATGGCAGAAAACGCTGCAAAAACCGAGTGTATTACTTCACTCCATGGAGTAGATTCCTCGTATACATACTCTTCTATTTCTTCTTGTTCGGGAACGGATGGCTCTTTAAGGTCTTTTTCATTCATTTTTTTGGTTTTATAGTCCTACTCAAATTTAATGATTCTTGCCCAACTTTATTATTAATTCTAATTGAATTTTTTCTTCTTAATTCTTTGCCTATCGACTCTATAATCGCAATGGCTTCGTGTACTTGCACATCCCCTAGTATTGCTAATATTCTATTTTTGTGCATTATCTTACTAATTTTTGATAGTATTTAAAGCAAGTATTACATTGAAACCTTTGGTATTTAGTGCCAGATGCAGTAACCCTAATTCCAGATTTTTTACAATCATCTGAACCACATTCTGGACAATCACTTCTATCACTGCCAAATATTACTCCATAATGAGTTTTCGGCATGACGTGAGTTGATAATTGCTTGTAAACCTTTTCTAATAAAACCACATCCATCTTGCAATACTTTATCATTTTAGCCATTGCAATTTTATTCTTATCCAAAAGAATATCCCTCCACAATGAAAAATTAGTATGGATTTTCTTCCCCATACCTAAAAATTGTGCTATGTAATCTAATTTATTAGAATTGAATCTAAACTTACTTCGGCTGATTTTTAATGTATCTATTGTTGTGTAGTTTGGGAACATCTGAATCTTATGAAATAGGCATCTTGTCCTTATCCATGACAAATCAAATTTGTCCCCATTGTGCCCTACTAATTCATTTGCTTCTTGAGTAATTTTAACAAATTGCTCTAACATTTTTTTGTCAGATTGCTTAGAATCCCATTGCAAAAACATGACATCTTTATCATCTTCCCATTTATAACAAATGCAAATTATTGCTCTTTCTTTTATTATATTTTCGTGACTTATGTTTTTCTTATATCCAGCCTCCCAGAACATACCTATATTCGGGCTAACCTCTATATCAAAAAACAGTCGTCTTCTTTGGGTTCTGATTTTTTGCATTATTTTTTTTATCAGTTATAAATTCCCAAGACAAGAAAATTACTTTTCTTTTTTAAACAATAACCCTTGCGAATTAGTAAATAAATTCTTCATGATGTATGCAAGTGCTGAAGTTAATGCCATAGTGCCGATTGCTGTCCAATCAAACACCAATGAGCCTGCTTCAACAGTTTGATACACAATTGTTATAACTGTAGATAAAACAGCCATTAATAAACCTTTAATAAAATCTGACGTGTTTAACGTAAACAATGTACTTTGTTCCATATTTTTTTATTTTGTTTCTAAATTAGTGATGCGAATTTCGTGGTTATCAATATCAGACTTTATCACCTCAATATCTTTATTCATAGCAACGTCAGACATTAGTATTTGTTCTATTTTCTTTTCAAATCTATCCATTTTTTTAATAAAAATGTTCGATACAAAAGCAATTAAACCAAGTATGCAGGTCATTAATACATTTGTCAATTGTGCATTATCCATTGTCTATTTTTTTATATTTTGCGTTATAAAGATAAGTAATTATTATTCTTATTAGTGTTTTATGGCAATGAATTCACGAATTTTTTTCTAGTAACAAATTTATTAGTCGGCTGTGTTGTTACAAATTGTAACACTCCAATATCAGGAATAGAACCAACAGGATTGCCAATAAAATCTCTTGTAAGCCCTACATTTACACCATTGTTAATTCCTGGTGATGTTGCTGTTAAATTATAATTCCAAAACAAAGGATTTGCATTTGTTGTATCAACCCAAATAACCCCATTTGTTTCAATCTCTGTAGAATTTGTAGGAAAATTTAACACACCGCCACCTGATAACTTATAGATATTATTGCTGTTAATCATCTGCCCTGTGTTAAATCTGTCAGGTCTTGCAACGTTAGCACCATTGGTTACCTCAAATATATTATTACGCATAACAAGAATACCAGCAGTAGGGTCAGCGGTGTGCATATTAATCATCCTATCAGTTAAATTACGACTAGGAACTGTTTGAACAATGATATTATTAAAGATTTGCAAACCTCTTACTTTTGTCTCATAACTCGCATTTGGATTGTTATTGATGTAAAGTAATGATGAAGAGTTTATAATCTTGTTGTAATAAATCATATTGTCTGTAAATGGTCTTAATGCTCCACTATTACTCCCAAACTCAAATGTACCATTACCATCATAAAAAGTATTGTACATTACTCTATTGCCTTTAACGGTGTCTGTTTCCAAGAAAAACTCTACACCTCCACCATCATTACCATAATCAAAACTAGTTGAATAACAATCGTGAAAGTAATTGTTGCTTACTATATTATTTCTACTAGACAGCTGAACAGGAACACCGCCAAAATCATCATCACCACCTTGAGTATTTCTTATCATTCTTAAGTTGCCAATATCGCACGAATCCATTGTATTTGAATTTGAAAATGGTCGAAAATAAGCACCATATCCGATTCTATCCATTGTACATTTTCTAATTACATTGTTTGTGCTGTTACTACCAAACTGAAATACTATTTGTATTTTAGCTTGTACAGTTCTATCTGTAGGTGATATTGTTGTATCTGATATTGTCCAACCATAAAAAGTTATGTTGGAACAATTTGAAAGTAATACTAATTCATTTATGGTACTTCCTTTACCCCAAAATAAAGGATTAGCACCAGTGCCGTAAGCACCAAAATAAATGTTTGATTTGTTAGAGATGGCTAATGAATCAGCAAATCTGCTACCTCTTTCAAACAAAACAGAATCGCCACTAGCTACAACACTTTCCACTTTGGAAAGTGTTCGCCATGCTTTGTTTACAAACAATCCGCTACTATCATTATTGCCATTTTGAGACACATAGTATGTATTCGCAAAGGAATAAAATGGAAGTAGTAATATTATAAAAAATAACTTCATAGTTTATTATTTAATTGCCTTCAAATTCAATAGACCATAATTCAATATCAGTAGGTATTGGTTCGTCTGTTATCTCATACAAATCAGATTCATTAACTATTTTAGGATGGTTCTCTAATGTATCATTCCAATTATTTGTATTAACAACAACATAAACTAATCTATTATTTTCTGATGGTGTATCTGTTATTTTTCTGCGTATGTGACTCATATTAATTAGTATAATAAGTTACTGTTGTTTGAAAAAATATAAAAGGATTAGGTGTAAATGAAAATGCAATTTCAAATCCAGTTGTTGCGTTACTTCTTAAGCCACCTCTAGCAGATAAATTACCAGCCGTTGTTAAGGCATTACCACCATTGCAACTACCAGGATATAAAAAGTTGCTTGCTGCTGTTAATCCTGTTGGCTTTACAGGTGTTGGGCAATCTGTAGGTAATGGAATTGTTAAGGTTGTATTATTAGAACTTACTGTACCATAGACAAGTGATATGTTAAGCGTTACCATGTTGCCTATTCTTGTCCATCTATAAGTATGATTTGTAGCACCTGTTGGAGCTGATGTACTCCAAACTGGAGAAAGTGTATACACCCCCGATGTATCTTTAAATGGTAAAGCTTGCGCGTTTGCCGTTGCAGGTGTATTGTTAGCTAAGAATGTATAAGACGGAATTGATTTGCGTTGAAATGCTGTTGTATCTGCTTTGCGTAAGTAAGGCAGAAGCATATTTGCTGTATCTAAAGGGGAAATTCCCGTACCTGCCATTATACCTGATTGTTGAGTAACAGTTAATACTGCACTTGCTGTTGCTGGGGAATTTGCATCTGCCGCAAGGTATGGCATTGTAATATCTCCGTTGGCTGCGTTCCAAACAAATTCGTAATAATCGTTACTAGAAGCATTTACTACGAAGTTCCATGATGGTAAAATATGACCATTTGTTCCACCAACTCTTTTTGGAACTCCTACTAGTCCTCGGCTACCTGGCACATCGCTACCATTTTTTCTAAGCCAAACGCTTACATCTGCCTCAGATGTATTTGGATTTAAAAATTGCGCTGACCATTGTAAATTGTAAACACCTGCATTTGCAATAGTTATTCTTGAATTGCTTACTATAGATATACCATTGGGTGTTATGTCATTTATTCTAAACTTTATTGGGACACCAATTAAAGGGAAAAATATATCTACATTTTGAGTAACAGTGTCTGAAAATGCTCCATAATATCCTAAAGGTGGAGGATTAGTTCCCACACTATCTTTAATAGCATAAGTAATGTTATTCTTTTTATAAAAAATACTATCCTTACCTAAAGTCCTAAAAATAGTATCTACAGCAACACCGCCTTCACCCCCTGATGGATAAGGTGCTTTGCTTAATGTGTCATTAATCCAAATTGCAATGCTATCCGTAGTTGAAGATGATTTTTTTAAACCCTTCATAACTACATTTCCAGAATTACTTTGAAATGCAATGTGTTTTGCACTTCTCAATCCATTTAAAGGTATATTCGGATTGTAATATATTCCCCTTGCAATGGCACTTGATGTTACATTTGTAGAATCAAAATTGTATGTTGGGGAAATTAATAAATTTGAAAACGCAAATGATTGTTGATTGTTGTATATACCTCCTAAATTAATCATTGCCGAATTTGTAGATGTAGATAGTTGTTGATTATTAAATTTATAATCAAATCCAATATTATCATTATTCCCAGCATAAAATTCCAATACATCCCCATTGTATCTATAAATTCTTTGTGGTGATTCAAAACTAGAATTCCCAATTCTTGCTTGAACTCCCCCACTACCTATAATCGTTAAAGGTATTGTTCCACCAGTTATAAATGTACTATCATTACTTACTTTTATCCTATCATTACCAAGTGAATCTTCTATTAAAAATAATTCTCCACTTCTCTCTGCTTTTATTCTTGTTGTACCTTTTACATCTAATTTATAAGCTGGGGAAGTTGTGTTAATTCCAACATTTACCGAATCAAAGATTTGAGAATTTTGAAGTGTTGTACTATTTGACCATTTAGGAACAAAGTATTGTGTACCACTACCAGCAACACCTCCCCCACCTCTCCATACATTAGCAGTATCCGCATTGAAAAAAATAATGTTAGAATCCCCACTTGTTCTAGACATTATAGGGCTTTGAGTATATACGGTATCCAATACTCCACTACCACCAACACTATCTTTAATGGCATAAGTGATATTGTTCTTTTTATAAAAAATACTATCCTTCCCTAATATTCTAAAAATTGTATCTACTGCAACACCACCTGATGGTATAACTTGTGTTTTAAGTAACCCTGAAGAGTTTATTGTGACCATTTTATCTTCGTTACCAATGCCTGTAGCTAATTTTTTTATTACTAAATTACTATCAGCAAATAATGTATCTCTGTATCTACCTGTACCATCAACATCTAATTTGTACTCTGGAAGGGTTGTATTTATACCTACATTATCTTTATCATATATTTGAGAATTAGTAAGAATAGAGCCTGTTATTAGCCATTTAGCAACTAAATTTTGAGTCCCATTTCCCTCTACTCCGCTTGTGTCATTCCCCCTCCAAGCATTAGCTGTATCCGCATTGAAAAAAATAATGTTAGAATCCCCTCTTGTTATGGACATTATAGGGCTTTGAGTATATACGGTGTCGAATACTCCACTACCGCCACTAAATTCAACCCAAGTGTTTACACAAGTAGAATCCTTTAAAATGTAGAGTTTTTGTACTGATTGAACATAAACAGCCATCCCGTATTTTTTTCTAAGACAAGGTATAGCATCTCTTTCAATAGTATCTCTTGCTACCATATAGCCACCTTTTCCCAAACTATCTATTTGAACAGGATAAGATGAATTGTTTAATGGTTGAATGTAACCTCCTAGACTTACTTGTGCTTGGGAAGTAATAGCAATTAAACTAAATAATAAAAATAATATTCTTTTCATAATCTATTGTGTAATAAAAGTTACCGACCCTGCATTTTGAGGATTCCCTCTATTTATATAAACCAAATAATTTTGCGAATACCCACTTGCATTTGTTACCGAAACTGTTACAGGCGGAGAGAAAGCAGGCAATGTTTGAAAACCATTTATTGTTAAAGATGTCAAATTTGATTGTGATGCTGGATAAGCATAATATAAAAACTTATCACTTCCTGCTACTGCTACTGTAAAAGTACCTGCCCTTGATGAACTTAATTCTGACCCACCTCCTTGTGTGGCTAATATTTGCGCACTATTAGGAGTAGTGTTTGCATCTAAATATCCCCAATATCTTTTTGATAATGGAGTAAATGTTGTAGGGGAACTAGTAACTGTGCCAGCATTGATTCTACCTGTACAATCTTGCTGTCCTAAATTGTTATTTTTACAATTCCCTTGAGCATACGCTTTTTGAACTGTGTAGGAAATCGGTGTAGTTATACTAGTGATAACGTCTGTATTACCACCTAATGACGTTGCTCCTCTAAAATAAGTAGTAGATGTTAATACTCCCCCATCGTTTTGAGTAAATGTACTTGATAAGGTAACATTAATTGATGAACCTATTTCTACATTTCCTGATGTTGGGGAAGATGAGATAGTTGTTGTAGGAGCTGTGTATGTTGGAGGTACTGCTTTTTGAGTAATTATTTCAAAGGCTTCATCTAATGTTTTTCCTGCAACGGGAATTGTTTCCCCATTCACCCAATACCCTAACCTATTTGCTGTAGTAGCATTCATTGTTATATTATTCTGAAATGTCCCTCCGCCACCTCCAGAAGTTATTGCGACCCATCTCTTAGGACTGCAAGCCCTGTAGTAGTACGAGTTTATGCTTCTAGAGAAAATCAAAGCCCCACAGCTATCTAACCCTATTTGAAGGTTAGCTTGTATGGTATCTGCAAATACAGGAGGTCTAAAGTTGTATTGAGCAAATAGTCTAGCATCTTGTACAGTTATTACAGGCTGGCTTCTTTGTGATATTGACTGGGAAGTTCCCACACAATAAGAAAAAACAAATAAAACCAATAATATTATTTTATTCATAAACTATAAACTTATGTCAATATAAAATTCGTAATCATTAACAGTAGCATCAAACCCATCCAATAGTATATTTATACCATTAGGTGTCCTAACCCACTCCGTACCCTGTGTTAAGTACCTAGCTATAAAGTTAGCAAAAACTTGCAATCTATAAGAAGCATATATTACCTGATTTATGCTATTAGCCCCATTCCATTGAGTAGCAGTAGCAAAGTCATCTTGTGTTATTCTTAGAGGAGAAACTATAGTAGTTAGTCCTGATGTAGGGGAAGTTCCCCCATTTGAAAAATTATTTATAATGTACGAAGCCTTTAAACTATAAGGGGCACACAAAGCATACAAATACCTTGACGTAGTTCTTATACTTGGGTCTTCTACTTGACCCGTTACTCCCCCAGCAAATTGTGTTACTTGTACTTGCATATTATTATGGATAAACTCTTATTTCTATTGCTAAATTTTGGAAATATTGCCCAGCCTGAGTTTTGATAGAAATTCTATTAGTCAACATAGATAGCAAATATGTATTAACAGCGATAACCTGACCAATTACAACCCATGTTTTATTTTCAGTAAATGGGCTAGACCCTGTAGCATCTAAGCGATAAACTCCATTTCCCTGACTAAACCAATTTAAAGTTGTCCCTACAGACGTAATTGTATCTTGTAATACAAATTGAGTAAATCCCGAATTAAATGTATCATTTAACAATACAGTATAAACCTTGTATGGCAATACCCCAGCATCACCCCAAGCTGGGATGCCACTTGCTCCTTGTTTTAATACCTGACCAGCAGTTCCTTGTTGTCCTCCTACTCTTAAAAAACCGTTTATATCTAGAGTTCCATTAAATGTAGATGTACCTCCAACTGGACTTAATATACCAGCAGTAAACTGTGTACTTTGAGTAAATGTATTATCTCCTGTAAAAGTATTGTCTCCTGCTAGGGAAATGCCAGGAGTCGGAGTTTCCCATGTAGGTGTAACTGTACCTCCCTGACTTGTTAACACTTGACCAACAGTCCCTGGGTCTGTTCCCATATATAATCTAGCATCATCTAAAAAAGAAATACCAATATTTCTTACACGCATTTCGTTATTTATATCAGATTCCCCATCAACATCAATCCCTGCATCAAAGAAATTTAAACTTGAAAAAGTATTTTGACTATCTACTAACGCTGCATTATCATCAATGTACGACTTTGCTGCTTTTTGAGATGGATACAATATATCACTTGGTGTCCCTCCACCTAATGTAATATCTGTAGACTTGTTAAGTACATTTTCTGGAGTAAATCCTAATCCCGAATTTAATATATTCCAATTCGCGTTTGTTTGTCCTGGATTATCTGCTAATGCCCTAACACTAGTTCCAGCTACAACAGCAGTTGTAGACAAGAATCCTGCTGCACTCATAAACCATAAATCTCCTTTTTTAATAGCACCTCCTGCCCCACTTCCTCCTGTTGAAGGGTAAGCTCCAGGAGATGTAACACTAGGCGTAAAACTCCCCCTATCATCTACAAGACCTACCACAAGTCCATCTGCATATGTTTTTACTGCATTTTGTGTGGGAATTAATGCGTCACTACTTCCCAAGGCGATATTAGCATCAATTACATCTGTATTGATTTTACTGTCAATGCTATCAACAAACATTGTTCCTACTCTATTTGCTGTATTAGCACCTAAAGCCGTTTCTGTTCTTATGACTGTTGCTTCCGTTATTAATTGAGCATCCGTTTTTTGTGACATATATTACTAGTTAAAAGTGTTGTCAAATGTTTCATCAAATATACCAAGAAATTCAGCAATGTTTACAAATAAATGTAAACCCCCGTTTATACTACTTCCCAAGCCAGGTCTTGCAGTAATCGAAACCACTGCCCCTGTAGAAGAAGCTACGTAACCATACGTATTTGTATTTAATGCGTTAGCTACTAATACAGCTACTGCTGTTGGGGAAGAGTCACCAGGCTGTATCTGATACTGCCCTAAGAATATATACCCTAACACTGGGTCATCTACAAAGACCTGTAATGTTTGTCCTATTCGCCCTGTGTCTATTATGTTTATTGAACCTATTGCGTTTACTTCTGTGATGTTTTGGGAATAAGTGTGAGCCCATTCTACACTCTTGCGTATGTTATACAACTTGTTAGGGAGTTCGTTGTCAACTCCCCCACCAAATAAGCCCTTCTGTGCGATATCATTCGCACTTAAGTATTGGCTTATCTTAGCTATTTCTATTATTTCCTCTATTGTATACATTAACTATTGGCATTAAAATAATACTGTGAATTTAATCTTAAATTAGTAGCCCTGTCGTAACATTGTTGTGCTGCAAATAAGTCTGTTGCAAAGAATATGGCTTGGTTACCACTGTCTATGTTTACTCTTAAATCGCTTTTGTTTGGGAAGAAATTGTTGTCGTTTATAACCAATGGGTTCGCAGATAAAACCTGCGTAAGTTGGTAATCAAATGTTTCGTTGTATAAAGTAAATCCTAAATTATACACCTTGCTAGTTACCACAGTATTCCCTGCCACCCATTCAACTGTAACCTCTAAAGCATAATCCTTTGGCAACACGTTTAATGTTATTGATGAATTATTAATTCCCCAAACTTCATAAATATTAGGTGTTCCCTTCTGTACTAAATAAGTATTAGCCGCAGTTTTCATGTAAATCCTGCGGCTAGTAATAGTATTGTCTGTACCTGTAGAGGTATCTAAAAAGTTTATTGAATTAGGTACTCCGTATGTTTGGGAAGTTGTGAAATTGGCTGTTAAACTCATCTCTTATATTTTATGTAAGATACGTAATTAATGCTGGATATGCAGTTGCTAAAGTTGTATAATTTGTAGCTCCTACAGTTATACCATTGGCACACATCATATCAAAACTCTCACCACCTATTGTAAATATTATTGCATCATTTTCAAGGGCTGTATCTAAAACATTATGCCTAGGTGCAAATTTATACCCAATAGTTAGAGAGTAACACTTCTCTAAACTTGTATCTGTTTTTATTTTTATAAGATTTGTGGTCTTAGTAATAACTGTAGCCATTTTATTTTATTTAAATTTTAAAAATTCCCTAACATAAAAAAGGGCAGTAGTACAAATGTACCCAACTTAGCCGATATACCAATTCAAAATCAAAAATTATTCAGAAGTCTTTTTAATACCTCTTACTAATGCCTTAATTTTTTTATAGAAATCATCTCCTTTGTTACCACTTGTTTGCATCCACTCAGACATTTTTTCAATGTTTGTCTTTTGTCCTGTTGGGGGAAGTACAGCTATCGTTTGCTGATTCCCAGACCAAACAAATTTGTATTCAGCGTTATCAAAAGAGATTAGACCTTTATTAATTGCTTGTTTTATCATTGACTGATATTCAATAGTTTTACCCTGAACAAAATCATTGAAATATACTGGATTAGAATCAGCTAATTCTTCTGTTCTATTTCTTAATATTTCAATATTATCAGAGCTATCCCATTGCATTGCATCTGCGAAATCTATCAATTCGCTATCAGACATACCTTGTGCAACATTTAACGCTTTTAATCTTTCACTTCTTTCTGTTCTAGCTTCTCTTGCAGCAGCATTTTCATCTATTCTTGAAATCATGTGATGCATTGTTTTACTTGCAAATTTGCTATCCTTGTTTTTAGGATGCAATTCTAACATCATTGCCATGTAAAAATCGTCTCTATTGTCTTCAAGATTCAATGTCAATATTGATTTTTGAGAACCCGAAACTCTAACTTTTTTAAATCTTTCAGGAATTCCATTGTCACTTAAAAAGTTATCATCTACAAGTCCAATATTTTTTGTTTTACTTTTATCAGCCCTAGTTTCATATGGGTCTTGAATAGTAAACTTTGTCGGGTCTAAGGTATACATATTAGGATACACAAAAGCACCATTGTATTTTTCTGGGTCAGGGTTAGGTTTTGTTATATCAAACTTATACCTTACTCTTTTACCAAATGATTCTACTTTTTGTTCTAACTCTAATCTCAACTCAGGAGATAGGTCGTTAAAATGCGCAAAATTTTCTAATGACATTATTATTTGATTTTAAATTGGTTGAATTGGTTAAATTAGTTGGGGAAGTAAAACTCCCCCAACTTTTAAAAAAACTTATTAAGCATTTGCTGCTGTAATTACAGTCGCTGTTGCAGTGACACTGTAATATTTAGTAGCTGTTGCTAAAAGCGTTAATTGAGTAACACAAGAAGCTAAAGGATTAGGTAATCCACTTGGTAATGTAGCAGGGAATGTTACTGCTTCTATTAAAACCCCTTGTGTAGGAAATCCCATTACTCTTGCAGCTGGATATGCTATATTATTTTGTCCAGTTACGGAAACACTTACTGAATTTGCCATTTTATATTATTTTATATTTTTAAAAATATGTAGGGGAATTTCTTCCCCCACACTATTGTTTACTAATTAGATAACTCTGAACTTTTGGAAATGTTTAACTGCTAAACACTCAAGACCTTGTGCTGTTTCCCAGTCAGTATGCAATTGCATAGTTGATGATGTTGGAATTTCAGCCAAAGCACCTGTTCTCCACTCAGTAATCATACCATTAGAAGACTTGTTAGCTGCGCTACCCATAAATGGAGTAGGAGTATAACGAATCTGCATTCTTGGTTGACGACCATTGTCTACTGTATCAACTTGGTCTTTTGGTACAAAGTACAAAGAACCGTTAACATCAGCAACTAATGTAGCAGAAAATAATTGTGGATGGTCAAAGATAGGAACATGACAGAAATCAAATTCGTAACCACCATAAGAAAGGTGCTCTACGTTGAAATCAAAGTCTTTACCATCTACGTTCAAACGTCTTGAATCTACTGAAGATGAACCTAATTGCTTTAAGAATTTAGAAATCAAACGATAAGCACGACTTCCCATAAACACCATCATATCTGTAGGTGCTTTATTAGCAATAAAGTTGTCAATGATTTCATCTAACTCAACAAAACCGAATGTACCTAATGTAGTAGCACTATCAGAAATACCGTAGTTAGTTACATACCAATCAAGACCACCAGTTGTTTGAATAGGCAAACCATTTGAACCAGTAAGAACTGGAGTTGTAGCAAATGGAGATGCATTTGTAAACCCTGTTGTTGATTGAGTACCAGCTAACATTTGTACAGAAATATCACCATTTAACTTGATAACTTTCTGAACTGTTTGGTAAGGTAAGATATGATAATCACCACCTACATTAACTTCAATTTTAGCAACTTTCTGTACATCTGAAATCTCATCAACTTCACGAAATATTTGAATGTTATTGTAGTATTTAGTTAAACCATATCTACGATTTGTTGGTGCACCAGATTGTTCTGAGAATGCATTTGAACCAAATTGAACTCTATCGTTAACTACAACTGCAAAGTTTGTGTTGTCAACAGATTTTGCAGTAATAATTGCAGAACCAGCAGTTGTTGTAGTGTCTACTATAGTAACTAATGCTTGCTTACCTACGTTAGAAGTGTTTGAAGTTTTAATCAAATCTCCAACTCTTGGGAAAAGATATGCTCCACCTGTAATTGTAAATACAACAGTTACTGCTCCTGTAGTTGTAACAGCCGAAATTGTTGCTACTTCATAAACATCGTTGTTAACGAAGTTATTGTAGAAAAACATTTTAGCTGGTTTTGTGCGATTAACGATTTTCATAATATCGGTAAAAGCTCTGTCACGACTTTGGTCGTAAATGTTAGGGTCGATGTCCCTTTGGTCTAAGAAATCAATCGCAGATACGAAGGATTTCACCATTGTTCCTGATGATACTGGCATTTTTATTAATTTTAATAATTTTTAAATATTGTTTTTTACCATCCTCCAGAGTTCACTCTACCATATTTCGCCATTGCACCTGCTATTGTTTTTGGTTCTTCATTGGAAGAAGAAGGTGTTCTGGTTTCTCTTGGTTTTGCGTTGTCTATTGGGTCTATTGCAGCCCTGCCTCCTATTGATTTATAATGTTTGGCAAGTTCTGTAATAAATTTTTCGCCATACTTGTTTACGGTAGCTACAAGTAATTGATGTTGTGTCTTGGGAACATATGACTCTTCGCCATTTGCACCTTTTTTAATTTCAAACATCAACTCTCCTGTTTTGTCACCATTTAAAACAAGGTCTGTTATTTCTTTTGCATCTATTGGGAAGCTGAACTTGTCTGCTCCTTCTCCGATAGTTATTGCATTTTTTGAAAGAACTTCTTTTGTGTACGGATTCTCGTTAAAATCTTTTACGATGTTCTGAGAGATAGTAGCTAATCGTTGTTCTTCCTGTAACATTGCCTCAGTTTTGTCTGGGGCTTGGGGAAGTAGTCTGTCTTGTTGCTGTCTTACAAGGTCATCTCTGTACTTTTCGGCTTTTGCTTCTAAAAGAAGTTTGCCTTCATTTACTTCGTCTTCATCGTAAGAATTCAAGCCGTACTTTTCGACTATCTCTTTTTTGTATAAGATACCCAATTGAGCTTCTGATGCTTTAGGATACTCTGCACGAAGTTGATGTCTCATCACATCTTCGGCTGGCATTTCAGCATAGTTGGTGTTTAGCTCTTTTAAATAATCTGATACATTCCCTTTTTCTTTCCAAGTGTTTAAGAAGCCTACCATTTTAGGGTCAACCTCTTTTAATTCCTTTATGAAAGAAACTGCTTTGTCATCAAACCCTAGTGCTCTTAATACTTCATCAGGAGTTTGAGTTTTTATTGCATCTTGCCAATTGGTTGATTCTGTTTCGCCTGCTGTTTGAGGTGTAGAAACATTTTCTTCTTCTGGCGATGGCTCTGAATAGCTAGGCTTGTCGTTAGATTCATCTGTCGTTGTCTCAACGGGAGATTCTTCTTTGACTGGCTTAGATTCCCAACCACTATTATTTAAACGAACAGGCTCATAGTCTGCTCCTTCTGCACTTGATTTAGTTCCCTCTCTAGCCATCAATGCGGCTATACTTGGGGTTTCTTCGGTGGATGCCCCTGCTTCAGAAGCCTCCATGTCATAGAACTTTTTAATATACATATTTGAATTGAATTTGGTGTAGTAAAAATATTAACAGTTTTCGGAATAAAAAAATATATTATTACTTTTTTTGTCTGGGAATTCATCATTCTTTATATTTATCACAGAACAATCTTCCCCATCAGGCACATCCCAGTCTTTTATCGAGTTTAGTACCTCTTGCAACTCCTTATTTATTTCTTTTTTCATTTGCTATTTGTTGTTTTAATATAGATGACTGACCAGTTATATGTGATGAGTTTTCTTTTGCGTTACCCGTTTCGCTAGATATCTGTAACTTAGTTTGGTTACTAGCCATCGCAATTCTTTCCGCTGATTCAATTCTCATTCTTTCTTTTTCTAGTTCACCTTGAATCCTCATTTGTTCTTTTTGTAATTCAAATTGCGATTCCATTTGGAACTTTTGCATTTCTGCTTGCTGTGCAATCTGTGCAGCCTGCATATTGCCTTGTTGCTGTGCTTGTATTTCTTGCATTCTTTGCTCCGCTTGTCTTTCTTTTTCTTTCTTGCATCTGTATGCCCAAATCATCTGAGCCTCTTTAACATTTTTTGTGTTTACAAGAAGTACAGCATCTGATGTGTTTAATAACCCGTTGGCAATATCTTGTTGCATCATTTGCATTAACCATGCCTTTTGGTCTTGAGTGGTACGCTTTTCTAACTCTATCCCATAGTCTCTTAATGTTATGCTTGGGGAAATCTCCATAAATCTTAGTGTATTGGAATTTAATGCTGGAGCATACCCACTTATTCCCCCATATTTCAATCCCTGCTGTGTCCTACACAATAATCCTTCTGCAAGTCGTAACATTATATTTTCTTCTGCAAATGCTAAGGGATAAAGAGCTTCGTTTGTGCTTTGTTGACCACTCTCGTATCCAGGCACAAGTGTCTTTGATGACGCTTGACCAAGTGTAACATCATTGTAACCTGTAATTCTTTCTATTGCAGACAGTGTGCTTACTAAGTCATTGTAGAACATTGATAGTTCACTAGCTGCTGTATTTTCTATGGGAATTACTGGTCTCCAATTTGCACTCTGAGGTGTACCCCCATCTGTATCACTTCTTCCCAACAACACCCCTGTATCAAAGAACATTTGCAATAACTCTTGAGGCTGCATATCCTGACCTCCCTTTGTCATAGCTACTTTCTCTAATGCTGATAAGTCTATCCACCATCCTGAAGGCACTGCCCTATTCTTAAAGTTTTGTATCTTCAACATTGTTAGTTGATAATCATCAACGTAAGGGATTAATCTTTCCATCATCCCCTGAGCCTTCATTTGATAGAAATTATAAGCATAAAAAGTATAAGACAACTTTGTTTTAGCCTTATTTCTTAACTCGTTTTCTCTTTTTTGGTCGTAACACATTCCAAAGTCATATACCTTGTCTGTCCCTATAACCCACTTACATTTATATACGTACTGTATTTTCTTTCTTGTATACTTTTCCGACTTCTTGCCTCTTGAAAAGTCTGCCTTTCTAAAGTCAGGATTGCCTTGCTCATCTACTGCATCACGATAAACTCTGTCATTGTACGTATAAAACTCAATGTCAAGTACCTTACACTTAAACTTATCGTATGGCTTCATCCATCCAGTTCCCAAACCTAATAGTCTAGGGTTACCAAACTGACCTGCTATTGTTGACGCAAATTGTGTCAAATCATCTTCGGTAAACATTATGTTACCCTCGTCATCTTTTACAGTAGCCAATTCAATTAAAGGAACGTCTATAATTTCCCCAGCATGAACAATATTAGAAAAATCTCCATTCTTATCAAACGATGTTATTACACACTCAGGGTCTACTACTCTAAAGTATGGCTTGTTGTCATCACCTAACCAATCCTTTACACCTGCTACTCCTAAGTCAAATAAGTCTTCGTATATTCTTCTTCTCTTTGTTTTATAATCATTTTGATACAATGCAAGTTGAATTGCCATCTCGGCATCCTTACTTCTATTGAACTGCTCACCCATCTCCATTCTCATCTCTAACTCTTCCATATCTAATGGCTCTCCAGACTGCATAGAAATTAATGGATGTTCTGCTAGTTCAGGATTCTGCTTCATCATCAACTGTCTAACAGCTAACTTAGCTTTTAAGCCAGCATAATATTGACTCATTTCTGACTTAGCTAATTGGTCTACGGGAGTTGCAACTATGTTATAATCAGTAGCCATCAGTCTTGATATAGCCTTGTCTCTGTACCCAGAAACAATTGCCCTAATGCTCCAGTCCAAACTTAACCAAGTATTGTTGGTAGTTTCGTTCACCCCTAGCCATTTCTTATATTGCGAATTTGGCTGCTTCCCTAACGCATATAATCTAAACTTAGAGTAGTCCCCTCCGTTACCAGAGAATATACCTTTAGGATACACAAATTGCCAGTCATAATATGCTGCTCTTGCATATTCCATGCACCATTCTTTTCCCTTCTTCGATGGGTCTATGTCATGGTTTGGGTAGGGATGCTGTCCTGCGCTACTGATTTGTTGATATTGCATTTTTCTTTATATTTAATTCGCCACTCTATATGGCATAATTGATTCTATTTTCTGTGTCGACTCTTGTGGTTTATAATATCTTTTTGCCTTAGCTGCTATAAGTGCAAACCCTGCCGCCATTGCATCATCATATTTCTGTGTATTGTCTACCTCAAACCCTAGCCATCCTGATTTGTCTCCTAGTAGGCTTGGGAAGTAGACCTTGCCAGCGTTTTTTTCTATGTACGCTTCTGTGTAGTCGCATATTTTCTGTACAGTTTTCCCGTTCCCATCTGTATAGATACCAGGCTCAACTTCCCCAGGCATCCACATTAAAAACCCACTACACAACTTGTCTTCAAAGTACTTCTTCCATCCGTTTACGTTTCTCTCAAACAACACTTGGCTACCACAAAACCATGCTATCTTTAATACATGGTCATATTGCAAGTCAGTTGTATTCGCCCTGTCTACATACCTCATGACAAACATATCATTGTATGGGTTTGATTCATTCTCCAAGTCCTCCATCTGATACACATATGTCGCACAGTTTGACTTCCTGTTGTCTTTTGTCTTATCATACTTAAACGGGTCACATCCGATTCTCAATGAGTAGTTCCCATTCGGAGAAAAATATCCTCCTCTTTGATAAACATTGTTAGGTTCTTTAGGCATCCACCCCACTACTTTTTCGTAAAGCCCATTAGGATTTGATACCCAAATCAACTTGTTTATTTTCATTTCTCTACTCCCATTCCCGTTGATTATCTCCTTATAAAACTCATCCCCGTTTTCCCACACTAAATTACCTCTTTCTACGCAATTTTTATTAAAATTTAACCAATCAATTTGTTCGTTTAATTTAAATGAGTTATATATGCTCCCTTGAAGGGCTGACATGAACATTTCTTTTTCATCAAAAGGGTTCATACGAATTTCTTCTTCAAGCAAAACTCCTTCTAACGATGCTCTTTTATTTATTAGATATTGTCTTGCTCCCCCTCTTACATCTTCTTCTGTAAGGTCACCTATACCTACATAGCTTTCTACTAAAAAATCATATTGTTGGGGAGTTGGTTCGTCTATAACACTCATCCCATATTTGTCAATAAAACCAACATAGCCATCAAATGCTGGTGAAAAATATCTCACCATTCTGTTTGGGGTTCTTTGCTTCTTAGTATGGTCTGCATTCTCCCATATCTTTTTAAACTCAGCACCACCACCCTTTGTCATTTCGTTGACTGTGGATGGACATTCCATGAACCCAACCTTCTTTACCCCCTGCACAAGTGTTTTACTTACAATTGATATAAATTCAGATGCAGGGACTTCTGGTGGGAACTTCCCCAACTCATCGGCTAATAGTCTACTAATACGACCAGAGTCATAAGCATTCTTGCCTGGTGCTCGGTAATCCACTTTACTTCTATGCCCTGTGTCAGTATCTATAGTACTTCCTTTACTTCCCTTTACAGTAACAGACTTATGCGCAAACACCAATTCAGTAACTGAATCCTTATTGTTTAACTGCTTAGGCTTTAAAAACACAGGCAATTGGCGATAACCAAATGCAACCATATTAGTAAAAGCATTCTTAGCATCCGTCTGTGTCTTACTTGTTAAACCACAGAAACTATTTCTATAGAATATACACTCGTACACTAGGTTTGATGTTGCTTGGGAAGTTGCACCCTCTCTTCTTTTCTTACCCCTTACCACTCCTAAACACCAAGGTGTTCTTTCCCAGTGGTCTAAGAATAAAAAGTATCTCCTGTCTGTATCTCTGTAGTCTGGGAATATGTCATTCTCCAACTTCCAATAGGTCATGTAGAAGTAGTGCTTCCCTGTGATAAAAGTTTTTATGCCATTGTTCATAAACCAAAAACCTTCCTTACATCTTCTTACTTCTTCAAAGGCATACTCCATTTGCTGAGATGTCAGCAATGCATTACCTTCCTTGTCAAACTCTACTAATTCAAAAAAACTTGGAAGCTCTTTACGTCTCCAAAATTGGTCTTCAGCGTTATCAGTTCCCCAAGATTCAACTTCAGAAACGTCTGGCAACTCTATATCGGTATCGTATACTTCTATTTGCATTATCTTCTTTCTTGAGCTATTAAGTCAACAAATGGTTTAGACTCCTCTGTTTTCTTATCAGGCTTTAATACTCCTGCCATTTGTCCTAACTGTGTTAGGGAAACTCCGATTTCCGATGCGCCCTGCCAGATTACTTTTAGCCTGTCAAATGACTTACTCTTTGGGTCATCAATGTCAAGGTCTTTCAAACTTATTGCATTCATCAGGTCAGCCATTTCATTGGCTTTGCGATTCAAGCTATAGTACAATTTTGCCATACCATTCTGCTCGTACTTTTCAAGATTAGTTTCTAATTTCTCAATCTTTCTTTTTAATCTTTCTACTTCGTCTATCTCTTCTTCTACTAGTACAGGCTCGTCTATAATTACTTCCTCTACTTTTGCAGCTTGTTTAGCATGGACTTTTTTTCTTTTTTCGATTAACTCATGTAATTGTTCTTCTGTCATTTTTTTTTGATTTTGGTTTGGGAATTGGTGATTACTTCTTAAATGCTCTTTTTTCAAATTCATAAACCCAGTTTTTATCTTTCTGGTCTATTGTTTCTAATTGATTTAAAAATGTCGAATACTCAGCTACAGCCATTCTTTGTGTTGTTCTGTATTGTTGAAGAAAATCAAAAGTACATAAATCTTTTTTAAAAATTTCTGCGCTTATTTCTTCATACGCTTCGTACAAGTCATACTCCATTTGATATGCCTTTTCTATAGCTTCCACAAGACCCATTACTTTCTTAGGGGGTTCTATAGTAGACAGTGCTGGTTGTACATTCCAGTCTGTTAAATACTTTTGTAACCCTTCTGCGTGCTTAAGCTCGTCTTCAGATTCACCTTTAAAGTATTCAGCAGCTTTCAAATACCCTACATTGTCACAATAGTTTGCAACTTGTCTGTAATAATAGTGTGCTGCATATTCATCTTTTATTCTTTCATTTAAAAGACTTGCAATTTCTTGCGGCAATTTTACTGGTGTCATTTTTTTTATTTTTATTGATTAGTTATTGTTCTTCTAGGTTTTTCATCCCCTGTTAATCCTAAGTCCTTTTTTGCCTTTTCAACAGCATCGCTATGCAATTGGTTTACCTTGTTTTGTAAATCTTCTTTTGATAAATCCTTACCTAAAAAATATTCAGCCATCATCCCTTTTTCTTTTATTCTCCATTCTTCAGTCAATATTCTCTTTAACCCATAATATTCTTTTTCCCTACCAATATCATCTACTTCTATCCATCCATTTAATTCATACTCTTTTACAGACTTTGAAAATTTATCAAATTCCTCATCCGTCATCTTTTTGTCTTTTCTTATTTCTTCAGGAATCCCGTAAGAATCTTTGCTACGCAATTTAGGCATTTTTATTTCTTTATCTTTATAGACTTTGTATTCTGGGGAATCAAAAATTTCTTTGTCTACAATAGTTGACTTATCTTCTGATGTTGGAGCATATCCCAAATAATCAACAAACCCTCCTTTTAAATAACCTTCCATAAACGTATTGGGCGAAACAGGATTTATAGCATATGGCTCGCCCCCTGTAGCACCTACCCATATTTGCTGCCCATCTCTTACTAATCTCCAAGGAATCGGATTCCCTATAGATGCCCCTACTAATTGACCTGCTTGACCTGCTGCTTTCTCTTTTTCCCCAGCAGCTAAATATGTAGCTGCCTTTATAGCCATCCTACCCTTATCAAATGCTTCATTTTTATTAAAAGAAGACTCTAAGTACTTTTTAGTTGCACCTGACTCTTTTGCAGCTAACATAGCCAACATTATTTCTGGGGTAAGTATGGTTAAGTATTTTTTAGCCCATTGGTTCTTTTTTATCCATTTCTCATACTCATCATCTGCTGCCGTAGCTTTAATTAACATAAATGCTAACGCAGTAACAGCTCCACCTACAGCACCTCTAATAAATTTGTCCTTAGTTTTCATACTATTATACATAGCATCCTCCAACTCTTTCATCCCTGTTTCTGTCATCAAGTCCATCTTAGAGCCTCTATCCTTATACATAGAAATCAATCCACTTATTAATCCTAGACCTGACTTTTCCGCCTTTAAAACAATCCAGTTAGTACCTCCTCCTACAAATGGATTTGCTATGTTTCTATAAAATATAGAATACAAATTTAAATATGTAGCCTTAGCAAATTTCTTTTCTTTTATGGCATCAGATATTCTACTTTCTATTTTACCAGAAACTGTATTAATTTGTTCTGATATAGGATTATTAGCAACGTGACCCAATCCCCTTCCTGCTGCTCTGTATGCGGCATTGTATGAGGCTGTAACCATTTCTTCTGTTATCTTTTCACCGTTTACTAATGCGGCATTAACGATATCTGTTGCCAATCTACTAATAAACTCTGGGCTATCATTAAAAATCTTTTTCCCAGCCTGTGTGTTTGCATTTTGAATTATATTTTTAGCAGTTTGTTTTGCATCTTCAAAAGACTGTCCAGATATCTTTTCCGCTACATACTTCTTTGCTTCATCCTTAGACATTCCTTTTTCTAACTTACCGTTTACCATCCTGTCTTGCGTAAGTATTTTTATAAGGTTGAAGGTAAACTTTTGTTGAGTTATCTTAGCCTTATAAGCACTATCTACTGCGTCTAATATCGTTTTACCCATTGCTACAGACATTATAGCTTGTACTAGTTCATTGTCAGACATATTATGCACGTATGCGTCTAAACTTCCCTTACTAATAAAAGCATTACCTACGTTGCCATAACCTAATCCTTTTTGCAAAACCATCTCTTTATAAATGTCTCTAGCCATCTTTCTTTGCTGGGCATTTAATTGTTCGGGAATTGTTCCCGAATATCCTAGAGAAGAGTAGAACCTCTCAAGTAACCCTGAAATAGGGTTTTCAATACCCTGCTTTACTGTGTTAAGTAACATTCTTTGAGATGCATCCATGTACCCCTTTACTATTTCACTTAGTTTAAAAGCAGTACCGCCCTGTTGCATAGCTTCTGAATTAAGAATTATTCTCATTCTTTCTTCTATAACCTGAATAGCACTTCTTAATTGGCTTTCATTTAAAGGCTTACCTTCAAAGTTGCTGTTGAATAAGTTAGAAAGTGCTTCTCCTAGTTCTTTTACTCTTTCAAAGTTTTTTAAACTTAGTCCAGAAAGACCTACTGTTTTTGCTAAGGCTGTTTCGTATGCATTAGGGTCTTTGTCAAATAGTCCATAGTTGTACATTTCAACAAGTTTCCTTACTGCGCTTTTTTGTTCGGGAGTTGTTGCCTGCTTATTCCTTTCGTTTATTTCGTTTAGAGCCTTTTCAGCAATTGACTCGCTAAGGTTAATGTACTCTTCTACAAACGCATCCTGCATTCTAAGCATTTGCTCATCTGTATAACCCTTATCTCTTAAAGCAGCTTCAACTCTTTCTCTAATGTTGTCTACACTTCCCTCTTCCCCAGCAAGTTTCTTCCAATCTAATACATCTCTTTGCTCTATTCCATTTTTTGTCTTTACATTAATTTTTCTTCCGAAGCCTTGCTCTATTAATGCGTTTTCTATAAATAGTTTGGGAGTTGGGTCTAGTGCCTCCAATATAGCTTGTCTAGCTTCCTTCTCTGCTCTTAAAACATCTAAATCAGAATTCTCTTGGCTTTCTTTTTTATCAAACTTATCCTTTTGCCCTTTTTGTATTTGTCTGTTAAGTTCTAATATTTCCTTTTCTAGTTTTGCTTTTGCTGCTTTTGCATTTTTTTCATCTGCATAAGCGTCTACTTTTGGTACATATTTATCTAGAAGGGAAGTCAAGGCATTCTTTTGCTTTATTAACGCTTCTAGTTCTGCATCTGGCTTTAATTTATCCTTTGGCTTAGTTCTTTCTTTGTCAGCTATTTGCTGTTTTAATGATTCTATTTGAGCCCTAACTTTTTGCTTTGCTAACTTTAATCTATCTACTGGGGTCTTAGCCTTTGTTGGAGTTTTAGTATCAATTAATCCTTGAGATGCAAACTCTTGAGTTATATCATTTCTGAAATCAGCTTCGTCTTTCCATTTAGCCCCTGTACTTTTTTCTGTCTCTGCTTTTATATAATCAATACCAATCTCTATCGCCTTGTTAATGTCAACCCCTGCCTTCATCGCATTAAATATCTTATTGTATCCAGACTCAATTATGTCGTTTACGCTAGACTTAGACTTCATGCTTTCTTGAGAAAGTTGAGGCTTAGATTTGAAGGTATACTTATTAAAGATGTTTTGTTTTATTTTATCTAAAACAGACAGTCTCTTGTCTACAGTTTTCTTTTTATCTGTAGATAAATTGTCGTATATCTTTTGAATTTCTTCCCTAACACCCTCGTCTACTTTAGCCTTTATATTTTCTTCGTCTGTTATTATCCTTTCAGCCTCTTTGTTTATGTCATCAGCAGTAGCTTGTACAGCGTCTTCTATTTTCTTCTTGTCTTCCATTTCTCTTGAAGAAAAGAATCTATCAGTAAGTTTATTTACATCGTATCCTACTTCTGCAAATCTTCTAAGTCTACCCATGTTTATTGCTAGGGAATTGCTTCTTAAAAAAGCCTGCGACTTTGCTCTTACCAAGTCTTGCATTTTTTCTATTTTAGCAGCCTCACTTGGGTTCTCTAGCTTTTGCTTTGCTACCTCGTTTTCTAAACTAACATAAATCAAAGCCTTGTTTGCTGGAGGCAAGTTTTCTTTTTCTACATATTGTAGTAAACTTTCTACGTACTTATCGCCAAATAATTTCTTTGCTTTCTCAATTATGTCTACACCTCTTTCTAATGCAGGTCTTAATTGTTGAGCTAAGACATCTTGTTTGTTTCTTGGCACTTCCCCTTCATACTTCTCAATTGTTTCCCCACTTAG